TTAATGATCTAAGACTCAATGAAATGGCGACAGGTGATGCGTCAGGAACTTGGGGAACTACAACCAACACTAACTTAGAGTTGATTGGTGAAGCTTTAGGCTATGGCACAGAAGCAATAACAACAAATGCTGATACACATACATCTACAATAGCAGATGGAGCTACTGATCCAGTTAGAGCAATGTTTGTTAAATATACAGGATCATTAGACTCAGCCTGTACAATTACAATTGCTCCTAATACTGTAAATAGAATGCACTTTATTGAGAACGGAACAAGTGGTTCTCAAAATATAATTATTTCACAAGGCTCTGGAGCTAATATAACTATACCTCCAGGTGACACTAAAGCAGTTTACCTAGATGGTGCTGGTTCAGGAGCAGCAGTTGTTGATGCTTTCGCTAGTCTTTCTGTAGTAGACCTTAAAGTACAAGACGATCTAACAGTTACAGATGATGCAACTATAGGTGGTACTTTAGGTGTTACAGGCATAGTTACATTAACTGATGATTTGATTATTGGTGATGGCAAAACAATCGGTTCTGCCTCTGACGTAGATGCAATAACAATAGCAGCTAATGGTCAACTTACACTTACTCAAACACTTATAGGTACGGCTTTAGATATATCAGGCGATATTGACGTGGATGGTACATCTAACTTAGACATAGTAGATATAGATGGTGCTGTGGATATGGCTTCTACACTTAATGTTTCAGGAGCTATAACTTCTTCTGCTGGAGCAACAATTACAACTGCGGATAACTCAGAAAATTTAATCCTTAAGTCTACAGATGCAGATGCTAGTGTAGGACCACAACTTACTTTATGGAGAGCTTCTGGTTCTCCAGCCGATGATGATTTCATAGGACAAATTAGTTATAACGCTAATGATGATGGCGGTAATGTTACTAACTTTGCAAAAATATTTGGCAGAATTAGAGATGCCTCAGACGGCACGGAAGATGCGCAGCTTACTCTTTCATCAATGGTAGCTGGTACGTTAAGAAATAGACTAGAGTTTAATGAGGGCGAGGTTGTCTTTAATGATGATTCAGTAGACGTAGACTTCAGAGTTGAATCAGATAATTTAACACATGCTTTATTTCTTCAGGGTTCAGATGGCAGAGTAGGCATAGGAACTGATAGCCCTGATGCTATATTAGAGGTAGTTGATGCTGGTGCTGCTGCACCTGGAACTGCCTTGAAGGTTTACTCTAATCAAAATAGTGCAGCTACCGATGGATTGGTATTTATTCATTCTGACCAAGATGTTGCCCCTTTTACAGCACTTAATGTTCGTCAAGATGGTAACGGAGATATTTTAAATTTACTTGATGGAACAACTGAAGTTTTTACTGTTATAAACGGTGGAAACGTAGGTATAGGAACTGCGAGTCCTGCAGCAAAACTTTCTGTACATGGAAATGTACAATTTAGAACAACCAACACAGATGGAAATGAGGAAAGAATTAATTGGAATGTTGGAGGTGCTTCAGATGCACCTAGTCAAACTATGTATGGTGCTGACGGTGCTACTGCTCACGTGCTTTTACACGCAGGGGGTAGCAGCTACTTTACTGGTGGTAACTTAGGTGTTGGAGACAACTCACCTGCTTATCGTTTAGAGCTTCCAAATACTGCAAGTTCAGCAGGTCAAGTAAGGGCAAATGCTTATCAAACTTATTCAGACAGTAGAATAAAAACAAACATACAAACTCTTTCTTATGGACTAGATATTGTTAAACAATTAAAGCCATCACAATATAAACATCATAATTCTATAAAAGAAGATGGACAGTTTGTAAAACAAGACGAAGGTGCTAATGACATAGGTTTTATAGCACAAGAAGTTTTACCTTTGATACCTGAAGTAGTCAGTGTACCTGAAGATGTAGATAAAGATTTATATTCAATCAGTTATCCAAAACTAACAGCAGTTCTTACAAAAGCAATCCAAGAACAACAAGAACAAATAGAACAACTAAAAACCGAGATTGAGGCACTTAAGTCTTAGTGCTATGATTATATTTTTAACTTAGGAGAAAGACATGGTAGATACCAAAGATAATTCAAACGAAAACCCTACACCTACGTTCAGTTATGAGAAAGATGGCGAGGTAGTTGAAGTAGATGCAAACACATTTTCTGATCAAGGAAAGATACAGTTTGCTAGATTGCTTGATTACCAAAGAGACTTAGGTCAGTTACAAGGTGCATTGATTAAATTGCAACTTGATATAGACGATAATGCCAACAACACAGAACGCAGAAAGAAATGGATTATGGACAACGAGATAAATAAACCAGAGGAAGAAGTTGAGGTTGTAGATGAATCAGGAGAAGAAACCAAGCAATGATGTCAGTGCATTAGAACTGCATGAACAGATTTGCGCTATAAGGTACGAAAACCTTGAGAAGAGGTTAGAGTCAGGATCGGCTCGTTTCGTGCGTATGGAGTACCTTATATGGGGTCTGTATGGGGTTGCTATAACGTCAGGCATATTTGGAGCATTAGTGTAATGGCAGGATTTAAAGTAACCACAGAACCGACAGCAGAGCCTCTATCTTTACAAGAGGTCAAGGAATATCTAAGAGTTGATGATGCTACTGATGAAAGGGTAGTACAGCCTTTAATCATAGCGGCAAGGCAGTTCGCAGAAGAACACATGAACAGAGCCTTGATGCAACAAACTATCACGCTGAATTTAGACACAACTATTGAAACAGAGAATCCTTTATGGGAAGGGATGCGTACAGCACCAGACATAAATTATTATAAAAATTATGTGGTGTTGCCTAAATCGCCAGTGCAAAGCGTAACTTCTGTTAAAACCTACAATGACAGCGATACAGCTACAACTATGGCAGCTACTAAGTATTATGTTGACACACAGAGAGAACCTGCAAGGATTGTCCTTAGAACAGGCGAAACTTTCCCAACAGCACTTAGGGTAGCCAACGCTATAGAAGTTGTTTATGTGGCAGGTTACGCAAGTGCCTACGCTATACCAGAGCCTATCAGAATGGGTATGCTACAGCACATAGCCTATATGTATGAGCATAGAGGCGATATGTATGAAGCACAGGGCGCACCAACGCTTATGAAAAGCCTGTACGCACCTTACGTCATACACAGTGGTCTTGGTTCTAGTGCATTAATGGCTATTGGCTAATGAGTATTGGCAAAATGAGGTTTGAGGTAGAGTTACAGAAACCTACCAATACCAGAGATGCAGGCGGTGGTATCACAGAAGAATACACAACGCTATCCAACCTTTACGCTAGCATAGAGACCACTAGAGGCAATGAAACACTTAGGCAAGGGCAAGTACAGGAAAAGACAACTCATATCTTTACGATACGCTATAGAAGAGATATAGGCACTAATTACCGCATACGTTACGATAGTGACAACTACAACATCAAATACATAAAAAACATAGACAATAGAAATAGATATCTAGAGTTAGAGTGTGAACGTGGGGTGGCTTTGTAATGGCTAAAAGTGGCATACAAAATCTACAAGGTTTTCAAAAAAAACTAAAGAAAAGAATAGTAGATAACCCTGAAAAACATCTTAAAAAGTTAGTACAAAGATCAACCACGCTAGTAGAAGGACACGCAAAACAAAGTATCATGAAAGGCGGAACTGGTATCACTTATCAAAAGTACAATCCTAGAAGGCAACACACAGCATCAGCAAAAGGTGAGCCACCTGCATCAGATACAGGATTCTTAGTAAGCAATATTACCTCTAGCGTAAAACAGCAGGGAACTACAGTTATAGGGCAAATAGTTGCATCTGCACCTTACGCACCTTATTTAGAGTTTGGCACATCTACTATAGACCCTAGACCATTTATGCAGCCTGCTTTAGAGAGAAACAGACCTAAGATTAAAAGAATATTTAAAAAGGGAGGATATGTAGACTAATGGCACTAGGACAATTCGCTATACAAAGTGCTATCTACTCTAGGTTAAACGGAGACTCTAACCTCACCTCTACAATAGGAGCAGGCATATATGATGAAGTACAAGAGGGCAACAGCTATCCTTTTGTAACAATGGGCAGAGATAGCTCTATAGATTTTTCTACAAAAGACGTAGATGGCAGCGAATATACAATTAATTTAGATATATGGTCGCAATACAAAGGCAGTAAAGAAACTAAACAAATCATGGACAGGATTCACGATTTACTGCATGATTACAGTTTAAGTGTCACTGGATTTAACTTAGTTAATCTTAGGTTTGAATTTGGTGATGTTTTAGTAGACCCTGATGGGATTACTAGGCACGGTGTCATGCGATTCCGAGCCATTATATTAGGAACTTCTTAACTAGCTGTTTCTAATCAAATTGGATGCCAGATGGCTTGTTTAATTAGTGAGCAATTAACTAATGCTTGCTTAATTGGAGAATAAATATGGCAGCACAAAAAGGTAGTGCGATGCTTATGAAAGTCGGTAACGGTGGATCACCTGAGACTTTTACAACAATCGGTGGCTTAAGATCAACAAGCCTTACAATAAATAACGAATCTGTAGACGTAACTAACAAAGATAGTTCTAACCAAAGAACTTTGTTAGCGGCAGCAGGTGTACAGTCAATAAGTGTTTCTGGCAGTGGTGTTTTCACAGATGCAGCCAGTGAAACAACTATGAAAACAAACGTACTCGCTGACACTATAGATAATTATCAGTTCTTAGTTCCTGACTTTGGTACATTTACTGGTGGCTTCCAAGTTACATCTGTTGAATACGCAGGTGAGTACAACGGAGAAGTTACTTACAGTATGTCTTTTGAAAGTTCAGGTGCTATTACATTTGCTACAGTCTAATAAATGGCTTGGCAATCAGTAACAGTCAAAGGTGCTAAGGGCGACATCTCTGCTTTACTTAGTGGAGATGTCCTTGAAGTAGCCAACCAGTTAGGAAAAGACCCATCTGAAGTAAAAGTAGATGGTAAGTCCTATAAAGTATTGTCTTGCTCATTAGATGAAAGAGACGATGTATTAACAATCAAACTTGCAATGGCAAGTACAAAACAGGAGAAGTCAGATGACAAACCCACTAAAGGGCGAGATTGAAGTAGAGTTAGGCGGTCAAACCTATAAGGCGAGACTAACCATTGATGCAATAGTAAGCATAGAGCAAGCGGTAGGTTGCGGAATTATTAAATTAGCTACCAAGATGTCAGAAGGAGATATATCTGTCGGAGATATGATGGCAGTTTTATTACCTGCTTTGAGAGGTGGCGGAAATGATTTTCAGGCTAAAGACATACAAAAACTGATACAAGATTCAGGTATTGTAAATGCAACACAAGTGGTGGCGACTTTATTAACATCAGTTCTAACACCAGATGAAGGAGTTGATGAGGAAAAAAAGCCACAAGAGGAAAGGTAAGTGAAGAATCATTACCTGTCAGAAGATTCATGGAGATATGTATGGGGATGATTGGTTGGACACCTAACGAATTTTGGAACTCAACATTGCATGAGATTGTTCCTGCTATTGATGGATTTATAGAATTCAACGGAGGCAATCAAGAAAAACCTATGACCAATGACGAACTTAAAGATTTAATGGAATTATATCCTGATGAATAATGGCTACAGTTGATGAACTAAAGATACTTATCACGGCAGAAACAAAGGCTCTGCGTAAAGGTCTTGATGACGTTAATAAAAAATTAGCGACAACACAAACCCAAACTAAAAGAACTACTACTGCATTTCGTGGTATGGGAAAAGTTGTTGGAGCCATAGGTTTTGGTCTTTTAGGTAGAGAAATCATACAAACTTCAAGAACTTTTGAAGATTTAGAAGCTACTCTTAGGGCTGTAACAGGAGGCGCAGAAAACGCTGCTGTTTCTATGGACTTGGTTCGTGAATTCACATCAGGCACAACTTTTCAATTAGAAAATGTAGCTTCTGCTTTTACAACTTTAGTTAATGCAGGGATAGCTCCTACAAGTAAGGTCTTGACAGACTTTGGTAATCTAGCCGCAGGTTCTGGTAAAGATATAACACAGTTAGCACAAGCAGTCTTCAACGCTACTACTGGTGAATTTGAGATGCTCAAACAGTTTGGTATAAAAGCGACAGTAGAGGGAGACAAACTTGCAGTTAATTTCAGGGGCAACACAGAGTTGATAGGTAGAGATGCTGATTCCATTGTTGAGCATTTAAGACAAATATCACAAGAGGCTTTTTCTACTGCATTAGAAGAAAGATTGAAAACAGTTTCAGGTGTATTCTCAAACTTTAAAGACGAAGTATCAGAAGTATTTAAGGCGATAGGAGAAGGTGGATTGAATGATGTTCTTGTTGACTTAGGCAAGTCTCTAATAGCTGTTTTGCAAGCACTACGTCCAGTTGGAACTTTTATAGGTGGTGTGCTTAAAGTTGCTTTTGAAGGATTGAGTGCTGTATTAGGATTTTTGCAGAGACAGATGAACACCTTTATAGCTATATTAGGTATATATGCTGCTTTTAAAGCACCTGCTTTAGCTACAGTCCTGTTTACAAATGCCATGATAGGATTGACAAAGGCAATAGGATTGGCAAGAGCTGCTATGGCATTATTATCAAAGAGTCCATTAATGGTCGTTCTTACGGTAGCTACATTAGGAATAGGTCTTTTTACAGATAAAGTAGATGAACTAGCTGAGACAATAAAAAATAAACTAGGTTCTCTAGCTGATAAGTTATTTCCTAAAGATGAAAAAGATCCAAAAAAAGAAATAGAGGAGCTTGATGCAGAAATAGAGGCTTTCATGTCTAAGTTAGTGACTGATCTGCCTAAAGCCTCTGAGCAAACTGTTACAGCTTTGGGAGAGATGAAAGACGCTGTAATACAATCATCAAATGCCTTCACAACTGATTTTGTCAATTCTCTTTTAGAGGGTGAAAGTGCCTTAGAATCATTCAAAAATTTTTCAAAGAATATAGTTTCTCAAATAATATCTATATTTTTGCAAATGGCTGTAGTGAATAAAATACTCAATCAGGTTTTCAATCTTACAGGCGCAAATGCCTTACCAACTATAAATTTTGGTGGAACTACAGCTACAGGAACAGGAGGCGGTACGCAAGGTAGCACTGCATTTAGCAATCCTATGGGTATGAACGCAGGTGGAGGTACAGTACAAAGAGGCACACCAACAATAGTCGGAGAACGTGGTGCTGAAATATTTGTACCTAATACTGGTGGTACTATCATGAACAACATGAACAGTAAGAACGCTATGGGCGGTGGTTCTCCTATCATAGTCAATCAATCAGTAAACTTTTCAACAGGTGTAGTGCCAACAGTTAGAGCAGAAGTACAGAAATTGTTGCCACAAATATCAGACGTTACAAAGGGTGCAGTACTAGAAGCAGCAGTGCGTGGTGGTTCATATAGAAAAGGACTAATGGGACGTGGCTAAGATAATAACAATGCCAACCACTCCTAACTTTGTAAGGAGTAACTTCAGTTTATTTAGAGCAATAGGACAGACAGCTTCTCCATTTACAGGCAAACAACTAACACAAGAGTTTGATGCAGTATTTTGGCAAGCAGAAGTTACTTTGCCGCCGTTGAACAGAACACAGGCTGTAGAGTGGCAATCCTTTCTAATGCAATTAAAAGGCACTACAAACCATTTTAAGTTTGCTGACCCTGATGCCTTAACTAACACAGGAACGTTCGGTACAACGCACCTAATAGCCGAGAATAGGGTATCTAACACGAATGTATCTTTAACTGTTACAAATACAAACACCATTACTGCAAATGCAAGCACATTCGCTAATGCTATAGTGGGAGACTTCATTCACATAACTGGCATGACTAATGAAGAAAATAATGGAACTCACAAGATCACTACTAAAACCAGTAATACAGTTGTCGTAACCGATAGCACGTTGGTTAATGAAGGTGCTACAAGTGGTTGCAAAGTACAGATGAATGTAAAAGGTGCTACAGGTCTCAACCTCAAAACATCTGGTAGCAACAGTGGCGGTATCAAGAAAGGTGATTATCTTGGTGTACTAGGCGCGGCATCTGCCACAGCAAATCCAGTACAGTTAGTTATGGCTGTAGAAGATGCAACTGAGACAAGCGGTAGTCCAAATCAATACGCAGTACAAACAGAACCTAAGTTAAGATCAACATTAGCTAACGGACATTTTGTGATCTTTCAAAATCCAAAAGGTTTATTCAGATTACAGGAGAACACTGTTGATTGGAGTGCTGATAGAACATCTTTATATGGCATAAGTTTTTCTTGCATTGAGGTCGTCTAATGGCAACTAGACAAGGGATAGACACAGCAATATCCAGTAGACTTGGTGCTGATGCACAACAAATGTTCTTTGCTGTAAAAGCAGAGTTTGACACTGATGACATTAGAGTCTGGACAGGTACTGATGATATAACTGTCAACTCAGAAACCTACACAGGAGCAGGCACTTTACTTGGTATTAGTAATGTTGAAGAGGATTTAGAACTTAAATCAAGCGGTATATCAATATCTGTTTCTGGTATGGATTCTACTATTTTGAATTATGCTTTGACAGAAAACTACCAAAACAGACCTGTAACTGTATTTCTAGGTTTTCAAATGGGAGGTTCAAACGAAAGTGCAGGCGAGATGACATTGTTTAAAGGTCGCATGACTAATCTAACAATACAAGATACACCAGATGGAGCAACAATATCCATAGATTGTGAAAACAGATTGGTAGACCTAGAAAGACCTTCTAACCTTAGATACACAGTAGAGTCTCAGGAATTTCTAAATAGTGGAGATACTGGTTTCAACAGAGTGCAAAGTTTGCAAGACAAACAAATTGCATGGGGTCAAAAACAGGATGTAAGAACTACCTCAGAAAACTCTAATACAGGTGAACTAGGCATTAGTAACCCTATGATGTAACTGCTATGAAAAAAGTACCAGATTGGGAAATTGAGTTTGATACTTTTCTCAGTAGAAAATTAAAAACACCATTTGCTTGGGGAGAATGGGATTGTGTCATGTTTACAAATGGATTTATAAAATCTATGACAAAAGAGGATTTGTTACCTAAACAATGGAAATGGAAAACAGAAAAAGAGGCTATGCAAAGTATATTGAAATATGGAAAAGGTAAAGGATTGTCTGCTGCTATACAAAATGCAATAGATAAAACATTTGGTATAGAAGAAATAGATAAACAGTACATAAGAAAAGGCGACTTTGGTGTTTATAAAGAGGAAAGTGAGTTAGCTTTTGTATACGATGGCTACCACGCTCTTGGTGTAGATGATGAAGGTATGGTTGTAAAAAGTGACGTAGATGTTGTGAGAGTATGGAGAATTAATGGCTAAAGCATTTAAGGCAGCATTAACAGCAGCTTTTGTTGTTTTTAATCTTGTAATTACAGACTTTGGCTTACCAAAGGTGATAGGCGGTCAATTTAATGTTCTGGCAGTGGACATCTATAAACAAGTTATAGGACAGCAAAACTTTGAGATGGGGGCTGTCGTATCAGTAGTTTTGATAATTCCAGCTATTTTAGCTTTTGCAATAGATCGTATTGTTCAAAGTAAGCAAGTGGCTTTACTTACTGCTAGATCAGTTCCCTTCCACC